GGCGGAATAGTGAGCAACCCCGTGATGGGGAACGACGGCAAGTTCACGGAACCCCAGAAGGGAATCAATGACAACCCCTTCATGAAGAACGCCAAGGACAAGGGCATACTGGGAGTGATGTAATGGGATATACACCTAAACAAAATTATGAAGCAGCTAAAAATCGAATAAAAGCAGGAGTTCCTTTTGCTGGAGACGTAGATCTTGTTACTGAATATGAATCAAACATAGATTCATCAGGAGGAGGTTTTTATTCAGCGGCGGCAGCTACATTAGACGAGCCCCAAGGAGATCTTCTCACTAATTTTTACAGAAATTTATACAACACGGACGAAGAGGAAACTTATGAACCTGGCACTCACATGTATGAATGGGACAAGTTTATCTACCCTAATTCCCCATCCACGGACATGTATCATCAAATGGCGATGTATAACAAGATGGAGAACGAAGCACCAGAAGGTAAATGGGCGAAGAGGCTTTACGGTTTAGCTAATTATCCAAAAATAATATTTGGGTCTCCCATTAATGATTGGGGACAGGGTTTTCTTGACTACGGAATTGATCAGAAACAAGGAAATCTTAAGGGATCACTTCTTTCTTATCTTGCCGATCAGAATCCTATTCCACAAGGAATAGAAAGACTCAAGGGCGCCAATGAATTTATTAAAGAATCTTGGGGGGGAGAAACCAGCCCTGAATTTAGTGAAGCTTACAATCAAACCGTTGAAATACCAAGAAACATAGAGCGAACAGCGGGTCGCGTTGATCCATCAGGAAATGTTATGGCGTATGGATTAAACGGGGGTGGAATAGTCAAAGATAATGATGACTATTATGACTATGATCCTTCTACTTTTACTAACTTGTCCATGCGGGGCGATTCAAGTACACGGTATCGTGGATCTGAAGAAGATTCATGGGACACGGAATTTTGGACTGCTAGGAATCCAGATACGAATCAAGCGATAACTGAATCTCTTGTTTATCACGGCCCTGACATGATTTCAAATAGATTTGTAGAACCAAGCGGTCAGTGGAAGGACTATGCTACTGGTGAGGAAGGTCAATTAAAGGGGCCTCAAACATGGATGTACGATCCTCCAAGAGGCGTTGCTGGAACTGACCTGGCACAATCCCAATGGAAAAAACAAGAGAACATGGAAAAAACAATCAAGTCTTTGGAACTTCGACCTGAGTTTGAGGGCTGGACACATGATGAAATTAAATATTGGCTTATCAATCAAGCCAGGGCAAACCGTGGAGGCATAATAGGGTTACTATAATGGCAGACGAAAAAATGTTACAGAACCGTGAGGACATCATCAAGATCGAGGGGCAGCTCAAGCTCATCAACCAGAAGCTTGACAACCACATCTCTCACCTTTCAGCAAAAGTTGACACGATCTTCAGGATCGTGTGGACGGTATCGTTCGGCGTGATGGCGTTGATTCTTCGTGCCGCCTACGTGGGGATAATGGGATAATGGCTGATTACACAATAGGATCAGGAGTATTTGACGAACCACGTACCTCATGGGATAATCCACAGTCTTGGTTTCAATCTGGTGTCGCGGAAGAAGTTTTATACGATATAGTAAAGGACCAAGGAGGACATCCAGAGCAACAACAAGCAAGTTATGATTACCTTGGAGGATTGGACTGGGATGAGATGAGACATGAAGATGCCTATTATAGCTTGAATGATCCAATGTATAGAATTTTCAATCCTCGGCAGGCCTACGTTGGAGTAGGTGGAAACATGCCGTTGGGGCCTGGAAATCTAGGATGGAGTGCACAATACGACGTTGATGATAATAATCCTCTGTTAAAATTGATGTACTCAATGCAGTTTGGAGGTCCGTAATGAACTATGATAAATTATTGGAGTCAGTAAAAAAACACGAAGGGTTTAGGGACCACGTGTATCTGGACTCACTTTCCAAACGCACCGTGGGCTACGGCCACCTCTGCGTGGAGGACCACTGGGAGGACGGAAAAAAATACGACAAGGAATATCTGGAAGAGATTCTGGAAAAAGATTTACAGAGTGCCATCACTCAGACGCATGAGATGTGCAAGGACTTAAAGATTTCGGATGACGCAAAGACTGTCATCTGTGAGCAGATTTTTCAGCTTGGGGGGAGAGGAGTTTCCAAGTTTAGAAAAATGTGGGCCGCGCTTCGGGAGGATCCGCCAAATTATTTCGAAGCGCACGTCCAGATGCTGGATTCACGCTGGGCCAAACAGACGCCTGCGCGCGCCCACGAGATGGCAGAACAAATGCAGAACGCAGGATAGGATATGGTTCAAGAATTTAATGTTCATCAAGATCCGCCAGAATTCCGAAAACAAAATTTAGATATAGATAATTATTTGAATCGAGAACACATGGTGAATGACCTATACACGGACAAGGACTGGATGACCCAGGTCGGATTAGGAGACGTGGAATTTGAAATGGATGCCTATGATCATTTCACCAAAAACAACAACCAACTCGCCCTTCAGGGACTGCGTGAGCATAATGAGTATGGAGGACCTTTGAGATACATGGACATGACACCATTTAATATATGGGGAGGAAGACGGCCAACCCCCGTACCAGGGGATAAAAATCCTCTAATAAACACTTGGGAAGACTTTCAGGAACCAGGATATATGGGCATGTTTGTTGACGAAGATTTAAATGAGGGGCCACGCCGTATTGACCTCAATCTTCCCAGTCTAATGGACATGAATGAACAATCCCGTATTGGAATGCGTGGAAGAGTTCCCCATGAAATTGATGAAGGGGGAATATGGTCATTAAGGAACCTCATCTTTGACCTCTATGGACATGAATATGGACACGGAATAAAAAGGCTTAATGAATTTGAAAATATTGGATTTGAACATCCAACGATTTATTTCAACGAGGCCGAGCACGGCGTGCACCCAGGGAATAAAGCGATCAGCAAAGGCCGCTTTGAAACATGGCCACGGAGATTTCCGGAACAGTCTTTTGGAAATTCCGCCGAGCCTATTGAGGATAGTAGTGATTTCCTGAAGGACTATTTGAATCGTCCTCGGGAAGATATTGTGAAGGATATTATGGATGAAGTACTAATGTACCAGGGTCGGTCGAAAGTGGATGAAAACCTAAGACAATTGCCCTGGCAGTGGCAACCTAATACGGCGCCAGGACCTTGGAATGAGTTTAGTCCTAATTTAGGGGAAGAGGCGTTGAGGCTGGATCTTGGATTCTAATGTACGGCATACTCAACCTACTCTTAAGAAAAATGGGACGCCCAGCAATGAGGCGCGTCCTTGAGATCATAAAGAAATATCCAGAAGCACGTCCGGTCAGGAACTTAAAAAATCCCATCTTTGACGAGCAATCACGACTTAATAACGCCATTAACCTGGCCGAAGGATCCGAGCGATGGCTTAATCCATATCCTGGAACCTTCATGAATTACGTACGTCACAAGGTACCAAACCGTGAAATGTTCAAGGACGTCGCGAACTACTACAGACTGAATCCTGAGAAGAGGGCCGTCATGGATGATTGGCACCAGGAGATGGGAAGCAAGGGGCCGTGGTCGAAGGGTTTCATGGACAACATGATTCAAGACGCGATCCAGGCGATGGCGGGAAAGAATTTAAAAGTGCGTGGCCCAACGGACCATGAGAAATACCTTCTCGCTCTTCTGAGGCAGAAGCGGCAGGAAGCACAAGAGGGAGCTAAGATCCTTCCGTTCAGGAGACCGGAGTAATGGCTGATCCTCTACAATTTAATACACCATTCAATTTTAAGAATTTTTTAGCATCCAAGGGAACATCAGGACTTGAATCCATATTCAAATACGTCCCTGACAGGATGAAACTTTCTATCCTTAAGTCTATGTATAAAATGCATCCCACCCAAGCCTTAAATTTCATGAGGGAACAACTACAGCTTCCCGACGCATTCACAGACACGTATGGAACCTCTCGATCTAAGCTTGAATCTTGGATGGCGAGAAAACTTGTGACTGAAGGGCCAATTAGCAATACAGCCCATATTCCTTACGACCATACTAAAAGATTAAGATTGCAACTAGCTGACCCTAATCTGGATGCCGGCACAAGAAAAATGATTGAAAATTTTCTTAAGATGCACACGACGGACGCCGGAAAGTATGAAATGGCACTCCTTAATCAACTGGAAAAGAAGGGTGCCAGCATAGTTACGAACGTCATAGACGATGTGGAGTTGGGCAAGGCAAGAGTCATTGACCATACAATCCCTGAAGGAGATGTAATAGATTTTAAAACAAGAAAAATCATAAATCCTAAGATTAATTATCCTTATCCACAGTATATACCGCCGTGGCAAAGGGAAGTACACAAACCCATACCACCGGGTCAAAAGATGACTAGGGTACCTCCTGTACCCAAAGGCATACCGTGGAGCAACATAGGAATGCGACTTCTGAACAATCCGCTGACGAGGTTCGTCGGCGGGGCTGGAAATGTGGCGTTGGCCGGTCAAGCTTTATTGGATATTGGAACAGGATCAGAGCATACAGGAAACATGATGAGAAACTTTAATGAAATGATGGGCGTTCCTTACAAGGATGACGGCACCGTGTGGAGGGACACGCAAGCCTATAAAAATTTCAGGAATCCACCACCTCCAGCCGTGGGACAGCCAGGTGGCGCACCGGTAAGAAGATTTAATCGTGGCGGACTTGCATCATTTGTGCTATAATGACGTGTGCAATTAATAAAGAAATATAATTACGCAGATTTAAAACGGGAAGACGGAGATGTAAGATTATATCTTACACCGGATGGTGAAAGCTTACCATCTGTCACATCTGTCCTCAATAAGACCAAGGACCGCTCATTCCTGAAAAAGTGGCGTGAAAAAGTTGGCGAGAAAAAAGCCGAGAAAATAATTCGGGATTCTACCCAGATTGGAACTGCACTCCACCTATATATAGAACGTTTTGTGAACGGAAAGAAATATAAGGATTTAACCAAAATAGGAAAGCAAGCCGAGAAAATGGCGAAAAAGATCATTGAAAAAGCATTCCCAGACATCACCGACGTGTGGGGATCGGAGGTTCACCTCTACTACCCCAAAAAGTACGCAGGGACGACGGATATGGTATGTCTTTACAAGGGAAAACCTGCAATTATCGATTTTAAGCAGTCTAACCGTCCTAAGAAGCGCGAGTGGGTGCAGGACTATCTTATGCAGCTTGCAGCTTATGCCCAGGCTCACAACGAGCTTTTTGGCACTAATATCGAACAAGGGGTTATTCTTATGTGTTCCCGAGACCTTACATTCCAACGTTTTGAACTCGAGGGCGCTAATTTTCATCGTGCATTCGATACCTTCATGAAAAAACTTGACTTTTACCTAGAGAGCATTATATAATTCATCCAGGACGCCATAATGGGTCCTACTACATCTTGCTTAATAGGAGGTACATATGAACGAGCTAGATATAATACGTAACCATTTTCTTGGTTTTCAAAATGACTTTTTTGATAATTTCAGAACAGTCTCTACTTATCCCCCATACAACGTTAAAGAAAAGAATGACCTAGGAGTTATTGAATTCGCTGTTGCAGGGTTCACTGAGAAGGATTTGAAAGTTGAGGTTAAAGACCAAACTTTACATGTTTATGGGTGTAAAGAAGAAAAAAAATCGGAGGACTTTTATCACAAAGGAATATCAGATAGAACTTTTCGAAAAAGCTTCAGACTTCATGAACACATTAAAGTTAATGGAGCACAGCTAGAAAATGGTCTGTTAAAGATTGGATATCACAGGGATATACCTGAATCTGAAAAACCAAAAGTAATAGAAATTAAATCCAAGAAATAAGTTCTTCACCGCTAATTTCTTTGGCGATGTTAACCTTATTGCGAAGGGATCGTATGATTTTTACATCGACGGTCCCTTTTGCCACTAAATCAATATAAAGAACCTTATTCATTTGTCCTATCCGGTGAGCCCGATCCTCTGACTGTATTCTTTTCTCTAAATCATAGTTATTAGAATAATAAATTACCGTACTTGCTTGAGTTAGTGTAATTCCAAAGCCGCCAGTCTGCGTGTTTCCAATAAAGAATCGCACCGAAGAATCTGGGTCTTGAAAATCATTAATGCATTTTTGCCTGTCCTTGCCCAACGTTGCTCCATAGTAAGTACAATAGGACTTCTCTCCAAATTCCTTTTCAATCGCTTTTTTAATCTGGTTAATGTCATAAATGTAATTAGCCCAAATAATGACCTTTCCTGAATTCTCTCCAAGGATCTGCATGAGCTCGTCTAGACGATTGCTTTTAATATCAATAATATCACGATTGTCTGTAGCCATATGACCACATGTAATTTGATGAAGTCTTATCAACTGTGTCAAAACGTTAAAAGCGGTTGCTGAGGATCCATTAAGCGTAGCTAATGCATTTTCTTTCATCTCAGCATAAGCCTTTTTTTGTTCATCTGTTAGCTCAACGTAGCGTTTAGTAT